AATCCAAGGAAGATGGTTCTGAGAAGAATTGTGGTATAATTGGTATAAAACTTTTTTATGAAAAGGAACTAGAACCATCTATAACTTATACCATTAATACCTATCCGCCTGTAGCTGTCTATCCGTGGTGGCCATATTATACATGGCCTACTTGGTGGTATCAAGGATATAGTGGAACAGGATTATCAGCAGGTAATATTAATACAAACTATTCCGTTACGGGTGCTGCTTTGAATAACGCCACTTACACTTGTAATAATGGTAGTGGAACAGGATTATTAGCCGGTAATATACCATCGTTATCCAATGTTTCTGCTAATTATTGTTGTTCAGCAGGTAATGAACAAGATTTATTTGCTTATCATGGAAACATTGAAGTAGAACAACCAAAACAGAAATTCGATATGGGAACCGAATGGGGGAGAAAAGAATATAGTAAAGTTCATAGTGTTTCATTTGAAAGAGGATATTTAGCTCAAGCATTTGACATCTATTATGCTTCTAGAGAAGCTTTACTCAATATGGGTATTCCTCTTAATAAAGGATTATCTGTGAATTTACCACAAAGTTTCCCCGGTGGATATGCCCAACCACCTAAAAATTGGAATGGTTAAATAGAAAATTTATTACAAAAAGCGCTAGAGCAAAATCTAGCGCTTTTATTTTTGATTTAATCTTCCTATTATTTTATCGTAGTACTTTTCTTCCTTCTCAATTAAGATAAATTTTCTATTACAATTTCTAGCTGCTATACCTGTAGTTCCACTTCCTGCACAATTATCTAAAACCGTATCACCTTCGTTTGTATATGTCTTTATTAAAAATTCTTCTAACTCAACAGGTTTTTGAGTAGGATGGATTGATTTATTTCTGGACACATTAGGATAGTTCAATATAGTTGTAGGATAGTAAATGTCATTTTTAACAATAGATAAATTGGCAGGTTTGGAAGATAAATACATATCAGATTTTCTATTTTGATATACTGTTTTACCTATTCTCTTTCCTTTCAATTTTCCTTTCCACATTTGGGGGTTGTAAGTAGGCCGACCTTCATAAAAAATACAAACATCTTCATGTTTTTTAAGAGGCATTTTCTTTGCCAACTGAAAATTTGCTGCTTGAGATTTTATCCAAATATAACTATATTTAAACCACTTTCTATTACTGTTAATTAAATCAGTAGTAAAAGGTTGAACAGAATGTAATGCTACTACTCCACGAAGTTTTAGAATTCTTTTGTATTCTACCCACAATCTATTTAAGTCAATTTCTTGGTCCCACTTACAATCGGTAATGGAAAATGGAAGGTCACACAAAATCATATCGATAGAATTAGCATCTAATTTTACCATATAATCAAAACAATCACCACAAAAAATATTTTCCATTTTAATCTTTTATAAAGTTATTCAATTTGCTGAAGCACTCATTGACCCAATTTGGGAAATTAGGTATATTATTCGTAACTTTATCCTCACCAATCAACTTGGCTAACTCAAATCTATTAAGTTTTGGAATGGGATTATCAAGGATTTCCTTTACATGTAATTGGGCCATAGTTGTTAACGCAGTATCCGTTAACTGCATAAGAGCATAATTTCTTTCTACATCCTGCCAATTTTGGACAATTGTATCATAGACCTTCAATTTACCACTATTTGCTACCGAAGTAACGTATAAATCACCAACATCCATACTGGCCCCACTCAACATAGGAAACGCCTTTACAACTGTCTTTAGGCCGCACCCACGCACACCGGGGATGTTATCGGAGTCATCCCCACACAATGCTCGGAAATAAACAAAATTCTGTGAACTAATCCCATATTCATTCAATACATCTTGAGGCCCATATAGCCTTTTTTTTGTTGGACTCCAGACTCTAATATGGTCATTTACAATCTGTAAGAAATCTTTGTCTGATGACATAATAATTGAATTCCAATCTTTGAAAGAATCCAAGGCCAAATAAGCTATTGTATCATCGGCTTCAACATTATCCAAAGAAATTACATTTACAGGAAGACTACCTAAATAAATAACCAATCTTTGGAGTTGTTTTTTCATAGAAATTTCTTCATCGTTAAGAGAAGTATTTTCATAAATTCTGTTCAAGCGAACTTTGGTCTTTCTATGTTCCTTATATTCAGAGTATATGGCTCTGCGTTTCATTGAGCCGCCGACACCATCAAAAACAATAACACACCTATCTGGTTGAAATTGTTTAAGAACATAACCAACACTTTTTAGAAAGCCAGTCATTCCACCTGTATGTAGTCCGTCTTCATTAAGAGTCGGGATAGCCATAAAGGCTCGGCAGAAAGTATTATATCCATCTACTATTAAAACTTCTCTTTTAGTAATACTCGACAGTCCTAGTTCTTGGGCTTTTTTCTTTTCCTCTTTTATATTTTCCCAAATTGAAAAAATATCAGGTTTATTTGTCATAACATAATTAATCTTTAAAATACTTTTTAAGTGACTCAACTTCCTTAAAAAGCAATTTCCAAAAAACATCTTCTTCGGTTAAATTATTTGCTAAACTTAGAGAAAAATTTACCAATTCTTTTGTATTCAAATCATTTTGTAGTGCGTATCTGATAGCATCAGTATCAATATTACTACAAATTTCTACTTTATGATTATTCAAATATTTATTTTTCATAATTAATCCTCTTCTGCATTTTCATCAACTTCAATATCTTCTGAAATTACACTATTAGGATCTCTGTATTTCATAACATATTCACTGGCAATAACATCATAAACTTCATCCTTGAATTTCTGGTCGGTATTTATTTTTTCAACAAATTCAGGCACAGTTAATTTTACTGTATCTAATGAAAGTTTTATGTTATATTTGTCATCAACTTTTTTAGCAAACCCATTTTCTTTCAAAAAATCCAACCAACTTTTCAAATCTTGAATACCTGAATCAAAATGAATTTCAAACAAAGCACTTCGTTTCGGTGGTCCAATGCGATTTTTGGTTACAACCGCTTTACAGTTATTACCAATAATTTTATTACCTTTCTTTAAGGCGCCCGTATTACCCAATCGAACACGAACGGACGCTGCAAATCCCATTGCTTTACCACCCGGAACCACCCATTTATCTCCAAATTTTACAGCATTTAAGTTCATACGAAGTTGGTTGGTGAATACAATAAGAACCCTCTGTCTTCCAATAAGACCTATGATTTTTCGACAGGCTTTGCTTATGATGATAGCTTTTGAAGTATTATAACCATCTTTACCATGCGCAGATTCCATTTCAGTTTCACATGAAGCTTGAGATAAGGAGTCAACCACAATAGTTAATAACACATCACCATTTGTTTTTCTAACCACACCAACAATTTCTTCGATTTTGGAAAAAATTTCTTCCACAGTAAACAAAGTAGCATAACCCATTTCCTTTATATCTACACCAACTGCTTTCCAAAATTCAGGGGCAGCAGCGTTTTCAGTGTCAATAAACACAGCTTTACCACCTTTTTTCTGAGTATTAGCAACGATATGCGCACAGATAAGAGATTTACCTGTACTTTCTAATCCATGTAATTCAACAATTCTTCCAACAGGTAAACCACCATTTTTTCTGTTCGAAATAGCCAAGTCAAGAAGAGTTGAACCTGTAGAAATCCAATCAGACACCATTGATGGGTCTTCCTGTTCATCCAAAAAATAAGCCACTTTACTACCATCCGTTTGTGACTTATTCATTGTTTTTACAATAAGTTCGGCAAGTTCACTTCTTTCAACTTTTTGAACTTTGTCAACTTCACCTTCTACGTGAACAGACTTTCCTTTTGACATAAATTTATTTTATTTTTTCTATTTTAAAATGTCTTCGAACATTCGATGGATAAGATTCTATTTTCGATTTTAAACTATCAAATGTTAAAAAATAACGGCATTGATGACAAAATATAGATATTTCTAAACATTTTGCAACTTCATATGATGTGATATCTTCTTTAGGGGAATATACCATTAATCTTTTATCAACTTCTTTTTCTTCCGAAAACCACCAGTTTTTGAATATATTCATAATTGAAATGCTACACCTTTCGATGCAGCATTCCAAGTTATTTTATTTTTAATTTCAAAATTACTTCTTATTGTCAGGGAAGATATTTTTGAATGCTGCATCAAAATCCTGCACACTTATCTTCTTTGATTTTTGAGCAGAAGGAGAAACGGCAGGAGTTGCTGGAACAGCAATCACTTCCGCTATTGTAGCAGGACCTGTAGCTGCAGCAATTTCCTCTTCGGTTGGAATTTCAACAGTATCATCTTCAGGTTCTACTGGTTCAGGAGTGGAAGTAACAACTGGAGTTTTTGCAGTTCTTTCTGCTCCACGTAGAGCTGAAGCAGAGACTATTCCTCTACGTTCACTTTCCAACTTAATTTCAAGCGCCGTCACTAATTCCTCATAAGAAGAAGTCTTATAAATATCATAGATATTTATTTGTTTCTTAGTAATAAGTTCCATAATTTCCTTGGCCTTTGGATGGTCAGGGTCAATTACTGGACGTGGTTTTGGTTTGATAAGAATCTTGGTATCAGGGAAATCTGCTTTCAATTCTTCAGCAGTCTTGAAGTCAACCGTGATATCATATCCGTTATTCAAATCTGTAATGTCGCCGTAATCTGGTTCATTGATAGCTGACATCAATTGCTCACAGACACGTGCGCCAAATCCCCAAAACTTTACACCTTCTTCTTCCTTACCACGAACTATGATAGGAACGTAGGTTCTTAGTTTTGGTTGCATTTTTCTACCCTTACCCCAAGTTTCTTTTACCTTTTCAAGTCTATTTGCCAATTCCACAATAGGGTCTGGTTGATTAACACTTGATGGGCTTAAATAACTCACCTTATCTCCATTAAAGTCATAATGCCATTTCAATTCAATGAATGGAAAATCGGGTTGATATTGATAAGGAACAATTCTAACTACTTGTTTGCCTGGTTCGGGCTTCCAAATGTATTTTTTGATTTTTTCGACTTTTGCTTGTTGTTCTTCGGTAAGTTTTCTGCCGCCTTTTTTCGTCTTGTCGAACGACGCTAGTTTATTGCGGACTTTATCCATGTTTAACATATAATTATTTTTTTAATTAGTTTAATTAGTTTATAAGTCAATCGTTAACTACAATTTGTTAAGTCTTGTCTTGTTACTAATAAATATGAAAGATACACTGAAATCGTTCAAAAATCAACCTATAAAAAGCGAAAAAATTATTTTATTTTAGTGAATTTTAATTTACTATTTCCAGAAGTTTAATTGGAATTATTTTAATAGAAGTTGTATCAGCTAAAGATGTATCAACAATAATTAAAGAATTAGTATAAAGACTCCAATCTACGGAAAAATCCCTATCAAAAACACCACCGTTTTCATCTTTAATAATTTGATTCATAGCATTCAATGTATAAAGAGTATTTGTTTGCTTTTTTCTATGAATGGAAATTGTGTTAGGAAATTTTGGAAATTCTTTTCCCTCACTTAATATATTATAAGTGACGAACACTTCTTTAGGAACATTAACGTTAGAGAAAACAAAAAAACGATTGTTATAAACAGTATAAAATTTTTTTATTTCTTCTATTGTTGTTTTGAAAGATATTACCGAAGAGAACGTACACAATAATTGTCTCTTGTCGTTCATAATAATTTCTTCTTGATTTCATTCATTATATGTGGTGCATTGAACATTATATATTGAATAACTTCATCCAACATATAATCGTCACCTTTCAACATAGTTTTAATGGCTGCTTTATCAGCTTCCTTTTCCGCTGGGGTTTTTGGTGGTGGTAAAGGTAAATCGGTTGGTTCTTTTGTTGGTTCAGCCGTTGGTGTAGAAACAGGTGTTTGTTGTGGAGCTGCAGTAGTCTTAGCTTGAACGGGTTCAGTTTCAGTAGTATCATCTGATGTGGGTGGTGCAGCTTGAGAAACAGGGAGATTGGTCTTTGGCTCGGTTTTTGATTTTTCTGGTTCTGCAGTGGGCTTTTCTGCTGGTGCAGTTGGTGGTTGTGTTCCAAAAATATTCGCAGCTTTCTTTGTGGGGTCTTTCTCAAAATGAGTTCCACGTTTAATGGCTGCTTGTTTATATTCAGGTGTAGGGAATGTAACTAAAATACCTTTGGTATTATAAGCTTGTCGTTCAGGATATTTTCCTTCCAATACTTTGTTGGAGAATGAGTTAACAGATTCTTCGTCGATACCTTTTTTCATAAGATAATCACGCAAAGCTCCCATATGGTCGTTTTCCTCAATATTAAACATACCATCCTTTACCCTTTTATCCAACGAAACTTCATTTAGAATTTTTTCAAGCAATTTTTTATTCATATAATCACCGTAAGTATAAATATTCCTATAAATTCTGAAAATCAAGGATAGATTTGAATAACCGAATCATAAGATTCACCCTTGTACACTTTAATTGGAAATCGATTACACATCATCATGATATTTATAATATCATTTAGAACAACCGTGCCATCAGCTTTATAAAAATCAAATAACAACGAATCATATGTATATAATATTGCCTTTGTTTTCTTATCTCTAAGATATTTGTTCACACAATTTATTGCTGTCAAAGCAATTTCAGTTTCCGTAGCTTGAAGAATATAATTGAATAGCTTAGCAGGATTTGCATCTTTCAAATGGTCAGTGGTAATCATTCGCCTAAATATAGGAGTTGTCACATATCCATTTTCTCTAAAACATTTCCAATTATCATCAATAAATTCCTTCAAGCTTCTAAAATATTTAATATGTTCATATTTTTCTTCCACACCACCATATAATTGCCGCATTGTTATTCGTTTGATTTCTTCCAAATCATACTCTGTAATTTTTCTATTAAAATATATTTCTCCTAAATATTTGTAAATATCTTCATTAGCTCCCATAGGAAAATTAACTATGTTACAAATAATTCTTGGATGAAAAGCAGAATAATCAATTAGTATCATCATTCCATCATTTCCGTAACGGGATATAAAACATTTTCTTACACCACTATCTTTACTTAATGCTGCATAATTGACTCCATCAAAATGATTACTAGGTCTGCCCGTGCTCGTATAAACGTTATATTGACTATATACCAATCCGTTAGGTTGTATTTTTGCATTAAAATGTTTTCCAAAACAATTAGCGTTCACATAAATACCATTTGATTCCAATTCAGATAACGTTTCAATTACAATTTCATTCTCCTTTCTATAACCTTCATCAATCAAATTTATATCCAGTAAAATGGACTTATCACACATTTTCTCAAACATTTCCTTATGCTTTAACAAAGGAACTACTTTATTCAAATCTCCACAATTCTTTTTAGTTTGATAAATAAATTTATGTGCTTGAGTTTCAAAATATTGTTTATCAATCAATTTCCCTTTTTGAAGATGATTAAATAAATTAATATCCAACAAATCCTTAGTAAAAGGTAGAAGTTGAATAAATGACTTTTTATCAAACACCCATTTTATTCCATCCAAATTATTTAAGTCATCAACAAATGTTTTTTTGTCTATAGTTAAAGATGCATCAGAATGATTAAATGATAAACAATATATGTTTTTATCATTTATATCTTTTATAAACACAATGGAAATATCAGTAGCGCATGGATGAAGAAATTCATCAGAAGGAATCGCCCATAAAATAATAGGTGAAGACTTTAAATGATTTATCAATTTTTTATAACCTTCAATTGTTAGCATCTTAAACATAATAAGAGTTTTATGCCAAAATGTCAATCCGCTTAATTTTTACATTGGTGGGTCAGGAAGCCATCCGGTAGTAGTATTAGTATATGGGCCTCTAAGTCTGGTTTTAATATATGCACGGAGAGGCAATGGTTGTGCACGAATAGTAGTTTCCCAATTTCCAGCTTCAAGAGTTTGAATAACATCCGTTGTGCGGAAAATAATATTTCTATCACTATACGGTTCAGGAAGATTTTTTATTGTAAAATATTGAAAAGTTCTTAGACCACCTATACCTTGTAATGTCAATTCAAGAATTATTCCCGGCTGAACAGCACAATATCTTGGATTATTATCAAAATCTCCATCATTCAATAACAATCTAAGAATCTGTGGGTCAAGACATGCTAATTTAACAACTTCAACCCTATCTGTGCCCGGTGATATATTTGCTGGTGGAGTTGGCGGACTGGCTGTATGTCTGAATGGATTTAATGACATTTGCAGTGTACCGTTATCATTTTGAGAATTAATAACTTGAACATTACTCAATAAATCCATAAGTTGTCCCCTAGCCGTTTGGCGTCTATTCAAATCCCCTTGTGCATCTCCTTGTATTTTGTCTTGTTCTATTCCTATTACCGCATCCTTAAACCTGTAATCAAGAACGTCATTTTTATCCAAGTATTTATACTTTGAATTTGCATTATTAACTTCCCCATATATAGTTCTTGTAGCTTGTGCATCTGATAAAACAGGTCTGAATTTTATAGCTTTAATAATACTGTCTGTATCATAATAATCAAATGAATATACAGTTTCAGGTCCTTGCATATTACCCCGTGAATCTATAGTATTATTTAGAGCATATTTTCCTATAAATTTTTTGTCTGTTATAGTAATAATTCCATCGACATCAACCAAAACTAAATCCCAAAATCCATCAGAAGCACTCATTAAAACTTGCAGAATATGCTTGTATATATCTGTGTAAGAAACATTGGCTTCATCATCTACAGCTTCTTTTAATAAACTAAAAGAAATGTAAATATTTGAAAGCAATCCAGAAACATCCGTCTCCAGTTGGTTGCCTGCAAGCCCCCTTGGACTTACAGGTAGAACCACATTATCAAGCCCGTGTGATGGAAAACTATAAGAAACTAAAGGTGATTTTTGGAATATGTTATTAGCTATTTTAGCCCATCTATATCTATTATAATTTATGATAGGGTCCAAATTATCACGATAACAGTCTTTACCGGGTTGAAGGCATATTTGGTTTAATCTCTTATCTTGGATAGAATTCGCATATGGTTTTGGATTCACTACTTGATATGAATATGGATATTTAGGATTGGGTGTATCTCCTTCAACATTAGCTTGTTTACCAACTAAACCATATAAAAATTTTGGTGCTTTATAATTTGGTATTAATACTCTTGGGTCACAAGAAATTAAATTCACATGACCACCTATTACAGAATTTTGAATATCAACTTCAAACATATTTTCACCGTTTTTAGCGCCACTATCTAAGGCAGAAAAATAATTTAAAATTGAAACAACCAATCCCATATTTATCCAAAATTTATCAGCACTATCAGTATCTTTGACACCAAAATCAAAGTCCCCCTGTTTAGGAGTTCCAAATGCTTCATTATTGGTATAAGAGTCAGATTGTCTTCCTGAAAAAACACCAAATATCCATGGCGACCTCATAGCCTGCTGTTCAGGTGTTCCTTCTGTTAGTAAAGGATTCAGAATATCATACCACATTCCATTATTTGGGTCTTGATTATTTCTTGATAAAAGACCTGTATTCACGACAGGTGACAATGTTACAAGAGCTCTTAAATTCTTTATTGTATCTTTATTGTCTATAAAACTTTTGAGAGATTGGAATAAACCATTCTTGGTTTCATCTGTTTTACTATCAACTGACAATCCATAATCTTTAGCTATACCTGAATATAGTCTATCTTTAGAAGTTATTTCTGTCATGCAAATTATCTTATTACCTTCAATACTCCAATTAAAATTTGTAATAATACCATATACCACATCATAGTTGCCATGAGATAAAAGAATATTGTTAATATAAAGAGGATAAGCGTTATCCCATAATCGTCTCATTTGGAACTTGTCACCAAGATTCACTAATGATTGGATATTGTAATGATTCCATCCCCATTCCACCATACAAGTTATACCCGGAACAAGAAAATATGGTGTCATATATACCAATTGTTTCCAAGAAAAACAAACCCATTCAATTTGAATACGTCTATAAAGTTCCTTTTGAACAGTAATCTCTGCTCTTGAAATTTCAGGTGGTGGAACATGAATCGGATAATTTATAGGTTCATCAGACGGTTGTATTAAAGAATTTTCAATAATGTGCGGTTCACCAAAATTGGCATTTTCATAATCTCCGGGAGTATATCCAATAATTTGATAATTTGAACCGGGTGCTGATGGTAGCTGAAATCCATAACTTTGATAAAATCCTTTGCCACTATATAATACAAATCTCTCTTTATTGGTTCCATAAGACCCGGTTACAAGAGGATGGCCAGCACTATTGGAACACATACGAATCCAAGAAACCATTGGTCCTCTGTAAGTATTCCAATCTCCATCATTACTATTCCAATTTGCTTGCGCATTTTGGATATATCTGAAACTTCGATTAATCTTCCTTCGATTCAATTCTGCTTGAATTTCGCCGGGTATATTGCTTGGCTGCCATGGAATAATTGGTGCTGGCATAACTTATTGTGAATTATAATTTAACGTATTAAATTGTACTAGAATATCATTAATATTAGTTGGTATTCTAAGTTGCATACCCGGTGGAACACTCATTCTCCCTTTACCAATATTATTGACCAATGCTATAATCCACCATAATGTGGGGTCATTATAATACTTGTAAGCAAGGTTATCTAAATAATCTGCTTCATTAGATATAACAATAGCATCACTATCTTGAGGTTGTATAATTGGGTATTGAGTTGTAACATAAACCCTTTTACCATCCCACCTTTGCATCATTGATGTTGAATCATATCTTTTCATAAATATATTAAGCTGTTTGATGTGGGTCAGGTTGTCCGGGGTCATTCCATTCTACAAAGTTCTGATGTAAAACAGTAGGAACAGGCAAATATGGAACACTTCCAGTCAAAAATCTTTCAGCAATAACTTTGTTTTCCCAATTATCAATTCTTGGTTCATGACCAAAATGAGAGCCGCCCATAATAGCTCTTTCTTTTTCAAGTATATTACAAGTAACGGCTATTTCAGCTTCTCTAGGAAGTTGTCCATAATTTTTACCTAAATTTGGAGCGGTGATTAAACCATTTAAATAACTCCAACCTAATTTTGAATTATTTTCATTTAATGTTTCCCAAGAAGCATCATCAGGAATATTAACATTTAATGATGTAATAACTATAGGTTGAAATTTATACAAATCACCAATTGTTAACATCATCATAGGGGGAACAATAAATCGATTATAAACATTATTTATAACTTGACCTGTCGTATAATTTGATGGTTTTACTGCACTTGCAATATAATTGATTTTCTTCCACGATGGTAATAATTCATTAACACTATTAATTACAACATTAAATGTGAATGAAAGAGTTCTACTAAATCCATTATATGAATACAATTGGTCTGCTCTTCCTATAAAACGAAGTTCATCCCAAAATGCTGTATTACCTTCTGATATAGCTTTTACCGTAGCACGAAATGGAATATATTTGTCATTTACCACGTCATAAAAAAAGAACGCAATTAAATCATCATCATATGGTTCCCATACAGTCCAACCAGTATAAACGGAATTACCCGTGATACTTCTATCATTTGGAAGAACACCCAACATATTTATACCATCAGATAGAAAAGTTGTAGCCATTCTTAAACTATGACCTAGTGAAACCGAAGCATCAATTGTTCTTGGTTGAGTTGTGTCTGTATTACTAGAAGGTCCACTAATATACTCTCCAGCAGCACCAGCTCTAAAAGCAACTTTTCCCTTCTTTTTAGACCAACTATCATATTCAATATAATTAACATCAGAACCATAAGGTAACAAATATGATGCATTATTTTTAAAAATATTATAGGTAGCTTTTGCTCTTATATTTATATTATCAATAACTTTTTGCAATTCTTTCTCAATTTCAGCTACTCCAGTTGAAGAATTATCAGAAAATTTGGATGGATAATTATTAGCTTCCTGAGTGTAATAACTATATTGAATCAGCATATCAGAATTAGTTCTATCAGTATCACTAGATAAAGGTTGCTGACCTATTACATCAGTATATTTATTTCCTGCAGAATAACCCGTCGATTTAACTCCATCAGACTCATTTATATTATACCCCGTCAATCCATTGGTTGTTGTGACATATGTAAATCTGTCAGGAAGTGATATAAGCTTTTGTTTTATGAAAACTGTCTGAGCATTACCTGTTACTGCAGCAGAACCTATAATTCCGAATACAGATTTATTTTGAGTAACAGGTTGACTAATTTGACCTATAGCAGAAGCAAACCACGGTTGAGACAAATTCATAGAACCTAAAGCCATAACTTTATAGCCTTCTTCATCTGCTCTAAAAATACCCGGTGATTGAGGAGCACCACCAAAAAATGCAGTAAATGAATTTTTAATAGATGTTGCAAAATTATTCAATGCTGAACCTAACAGAGAACTATTTTGTGTAGTAGATGGTGCCCATTTAGATTGAAATGATGATATTCCTTTTGCTGCATCAGAACCACGAATCAATCCTTTTCCCTGACCTGTATTGCCTGTTGGTAAAGCATCATTACCCACTGTGCTTTTGGGTGTTTGAAATCCACTTTCCAAATTTATACCTACCACCGATGTTACTGAATTAGCAAGACCAAGCAAACCACCTTCAATATGTCTTGTTGGCATATTTCCTATTCCCAAAGTCAAAGGAGCAATAGTGGAGAGAATAGGTGATAAAGGATTGTAAACTCTAGTTTCATCAAATGATGCCAACCTTTGAATAGCAGTTTGAGAAACTAGAAATTGAACTCCCCATGATGATATAAGAAAATTGGAAACTCTAACTACATCATTTATAGAATCTTGATTGATATTTACCAAATCAGTTAATGATTGAACGGATTGTGGTAATTTAGCAAAAACAGAATTTTGAGCATCATCTATAAATGTGTAAATAAATGGTTGTCTATTAGAAAGAACACTAGCCAAAACACTATCATGATAATTAGTATAAGGACTAAATTTATGATAAAGATAGCTACTATTATAATCCAACAAAAGCTGTATTTTGCCGGGTGCTGGACCAGAAGGATAATTCGGCGGAACTACAGGAAGTGTTGGTGGAAAATCTGAAAGCTTAATTACTGTTGTTGTTCTGTTAGGCATATATTAATAAGTATATTACACCAATTGACCTGTATAAGCTAATCTTCTTCCCATCAAAGCATCTAGCTTCTGGGAATCGATGTAAACATTGGCGGTTAAACTACCATTTTTAAAATCAGTTCTTAAATCGTTAATAGCATCTACAATTGATGATAATCTCTTCACAAGTTCATCACTCATACCACCAACTGTGGTAGTTAAAGCATCCGATGATTTTTTAATATCCACAGATGGCTTACCTCTTTCTACAGTCATTGCGGTTTTAGCCTCAGGGGAAATGTTACCACCTATGCTGGTGCTTCCCATTAGTTTTGATATAATAGGAAGCTTTTTAATAAATTCCCAAGCTTTTTTAAATGGTGAAATCAAAGCTCTAAGTATCAAACCTTCAACTGCAACTATTCCTTCAAGAATTAATAGTCCCAATTGGGATGGAGATTCCCCAACCCAAAACTTTTTAATTATATGCCAAGCCCTTTTAAAGGGGTCAAGTAATGACCCAAATATTTTAGTAGCAAGCCAATCCAGAAAACTAAGGATTTTTCCTGCTAATCCAAAAGTTAAATCATTAAGTGCTTGTAATAGTGATTTAAAAACCAATCCAAAAGCGCGAGCAACCGACATCCAACCTGTTGCTGCTTTGGGATCGTGCCAAAGTTTCCATAAATTTACACTTAAATGATAAATAAACATTAACGGAAGAAGAATTTCACCAAATACCTTTCCAATTGTTTTAAAAAAAGAACCGAAAGAACGGAAAAAAACATTGATATATTTAAATCTCAACCCCAAAGTTTCAACGCTTTTACCTATCATTTGTAATACCGTATTAGTTTTTAAAAATAAATCCCTAGCATATTTAAAAGGATAAGTGATTGCTGTATATAATCCTTTTGCTAAATTCATTATAATACTTGGTTTTTTAATACCAAAAAACCATAAAGCAACATCATCAAGATAATCAATAACCAATCCTAATATAAATGCCCATCTAGCCATACCCATATTTATTTGATTTAAAACCCATGCTGCACCTGTTAAAATCCAAACTATAGGCGGTAGAAGAAAATAAAGCATTTTTTGCACAACAGCATGTATAGCTAATGTTATAGTTTTTAATGATTCTGCATTTGATAATTCTTCCAATTTTGTTTTATAACTTTTTGCTGCATCATCTGCCATTGCTTTATTAGCTGCTCTTAATTTATCATACTCTGCTACTTGCTTTCTAAGTGTGTCATCACCCCTAAGTAACCTCATTTCCCTATCTGATTGTGCCATTTTTGCCAACTCGTCAGCAGATTTACCCAACGCTTCTGCTACAGCATTCTGCTGGAATGGGTCAAGATTTTCAAAATTAGTTTGTCTTAATATATTTAAGATTTCTTTGTTTAATCCAGCAATATCCCTATGATATGCTAATTCACGAGCTTTCTGAAGATTTATAGCTTTTCCAACCAAAACACTCATATTCATTTCAGCATTTACGCTTCTTGTGAAATCCAACAAAAAACTTGAAGTTCTAACTGCTGAGTCTAAACTTGTACCCATTCTTCTTGCTTCCACTGCTGCTTTAGCAAGGGCTAATGAATCTCTCGTTAAAAATTGGTAACTCGATTTTGTAGCTGTTGCAACATCACCCATTACTTCATTCAAATTTGTACCTGCGGCAGCAGACAATTTGGCAGTAAACAAGGCTATACTCGTTTGAGAGTTCATAGTAGCTTGTGATACCTGCCCCATAACTCTTAAAAATTCAGCAGATGTTGTTTCTGCAACACCAAGTTGAACTGATAGGAAAGTCATATCTTCGACCATCTCCCTTGTAATAATTTGAGAAGTTCCTATAGTGGCAGTTATAGCTAACATTGATTTATAAACATCTTCAGCCATTATACCGATATGAGCATAATCATATGTTATAATTCTTGCTACTTTTTCTAACCTTTCAGAATCCATTCTTACCAATCCCATAGTTTTTCTGAATTCTGCAGCAGCTTTATCTATTTGTTGAAAATCTTTAAACAATTTTATTGCATAAATTCCCATAGATATAAGCGTAACATAACCTAATGCTGTTTTAGTTGTCATTCCTTTCATCATTTCTATCATCCTAGCTGACGAACTAAATCCTAGTTTATCCAATACTTTTTCTAATGTTACAGCTTTTTCTTGAAGTTTTGTTTGTGTATTTAATTCTTTATTAGCAGATATTAATCCTTTAATTTTTTCAGCATTTGGAACTCTTCCTCTTCCTATAGAATACAATATTTTTTCTTCAGCCTTAACAAGATTTGTCTTAGTCTCGTATTCCTTCTCACTTATTTCCCCTCTATCCAGACTTTCTTGTAACCGGTCCTCTTCTAGTTTTAGAAGATGTTTTTCTAACCTTATACCCTCTTTTTTAAGTTCCAAAAGATATCTAAGTTTCTCATTAATACTTTCAACAAGCTGAGCTTCTTCTTTTAATTCTTGTTTTGACCTTTTTGGTTGTTCTGCCATATGGATACACTTCTGGTGTTATAAACTATAAATAGTGAAAAACCAAAAGAATTATGCAGGTTTCCTTATATTGGGATGGGAAACAAATTTAGATTTTGGAGTCATATCAGAATCTTGATTTTTCATTTCATTAGATTCTTTTTCTTTTTGGTCAAATAGCATTCTTAAATAAAAATATCTAAGAAACACAGGCATAGTATAAACTTCATCGTGTGTAAAGCCACCATTACTGTGATAAATCAAATAAAAAATTTCTTGATGAATCCTTACTTTATCTTCAGGAGTTAGCGTCAGGGAATAGAAAGGATGAGCCTAAAGGCATATCCAATCTCCTTTCAAGATCACATTCAGAACATTTAAAATCAAATGTCATATCTACATCTGGATTATATTCCCTCATGTGCTTTCTAAGTGCTAAACTGTCTTTAGCAACCATTTTTTCCTCTATAAACCTTCTAATACCAACTCTATCCATGTTACCGTCTATAGAAGTAAATAAATATTTCAATCGAGTTGTAAGTTCTCCAGTATTCTCTTTAGAAATTTTTTTAATTTGAGCTAATTCAGCATCTATTGATTGTTCATCAATTTTACTCATTAGTTTATATGTTATAGTGACACCCGAACTCGGTAATTTAAACGTAAAATTATTTTGGCCCTTCGGATATTCGTCAAAATTAAAAGGTTTGTATGAAAGTTTTGAAAGGTCTATTTTTACTTTATTTTGTGCTGAGCATCTAGGGCATTCAATTAAAACGTCATATTCATCTCCGTATGCAAGTCTTCGCATAGCAATAAAAATAGCATTTGTGTCAGGAATCAAGATTTCATCAAGCTTAATTGCTTTATTTACTATAACAGATTCCAACAATTTATCCAGTACTTTACCTTTTCTGATGAGTTCTTGATTAGCAAGAAGATCTTCTTCTTTTGCTGTCATTTGTTTAATTTCTATTTCACCTGACGACAATATATGACCTTCTGGATAAAACCACCCTTTTGTTGGAAGTGGAATTATTTCAGTTGGATATTTTATTATATCCCTTGATTGTGGAATATCGGTAACTGCTTTAGTAACAAAGTCTGGAACATTAATTACTTGACGCCTAATTGGAATTGTTTGATTATTATCTGCCATAACTATCTTTGCCTTTCATAAAGATATATAGACAAACAACTAAATTTTTAGAATTTTATTATTATCTATTGTAAAACATTTTTAATGTATCCTTTTCTTTTTCTGTAAGGTTATAAGGAATTAAATCACCATCAGATTTGACAAGTTCATCCTGTTGTAACGTACTATACACACAACTTGGAGATTCTATATTCTTCTCATGTAGTTTTTCTTTTATATTATTATGTATTACCATTATTTCTGGCATTGTATTTTTACTGGAAAATGATAAACGTTTTGATTTGAAAAAGTATTTTAGAATAAGATATACAATAGCTGCAAGAACTATTAATTCCAATAAAATACCAGCTATAATTAAAAGAAATAGTATCATTATACATTAATAGCACCCGAAGATGCAGCAATTTGTCTATTCAAATCATCTATTTCTTTTCTTTTACCCGGAAGCTCGTCTTTTCTTTTTCTATCAACATCTGCCTTTTTCCATGCCAAATCTGCTGTCATGCCCTTTAAACTTCTTTCAGCCTGTCGTTTTTGTGCAACCAAATCCTGCTTCTGTTTAGTTGCATCTGCTCTTTGTTGTGATGAACTTTTTTCCCCATTCGAAGTACCAGACGTTCCCTTATCAGTAGTAGAAGAATCAGGCTCATTGATAGTAGTAGAATAATCTTCATCCATTATTTCTTCAAGAATTTCATAAACCATCTCTTTTAGTTTTCTTCTTGAATTATAAATTTCAGAAGAAGAAAAAGATTTTGATGGATATATTTGAGTTTCTGCGCCTACATCCGTCATAGCTGGTTGTGATGGTTCCTCTTCTGGTGACATAACTTGATGTGCCATTTTAAATTTTAATGTTATTAATTGATATAACCCTATATCAAACCAGCCAAATATCCATCTAAAGAATTTTTTCTTCTGGTCATCAGTATATTTCGTAGAACCCAAAACACTACGAATATTAGCCGTAGATACAGGATTTCCTTGAATTCTTGAATCATCTAACACTATAATATAGGCGTGTTCTCTAAATGGTTTCAAAATATTTTCATTTCCTTTATATGGTTGAAAATATTGAAGAGAACCATCTGGTTTTAACCATGTTTCTCTACTTTCTGTTTCTCGTGGTTCTGTTTGTTTTTTAATATCAACAGTACTTTTACTTATTACATTAAAACCTGTCGGTTTATAAATCATCGGAGAACGTTCCTTTTTTGCCTTTTTTTTCTTTTTTAATAAAGCTTCCACCACCCTTTGAATTTTTCCTGTTGTTCCAGCAACCATACCATCAACACTTGGACCTATTTTTCCCTTCCTCTTGGAAAACAATGCAACTTCTTTCTCATTAAAAACACAGATAGCTGCTATATGTTCTGCTGAAAAATTATTGAAAATTTCTACTGGCCTCCACTCCATAGCTCTTTCTATATTATCAGATGGTAACATAGAAATCTTAACTACTTGACCTGCCGAAACTCCATGTCTTACCCAAATCTGCTGTTTATCTCCAAAATTCAATGGCGCATCAGGCGTAGGCTCTCTATCTGTAGTAGCTATAAAACTATCAGGCCCTACCAACGATTTTAATCTTTTATAAACTTCCAAGTGAGCTCTAGTAGCTGGTTGAAAATTTCCCGGATAAATACCTATTTTTTTCATATATTTATATTTCTAAATTGTTTCCATGTTGCATGAAGAACTTTGGCTGCTACTTCCTTAGTTTTAAATTTATTTTTTGGTGAGGACCTGATAAGTTCAGCTCGTTTTGGTCCCATTACTATTCTTATTATATATCCATCAGGCTTTGATTCAATTACACCCAACAGTATAGAACCATAATAAACATCTGTAGGTTTACCAAAACCACTCATATCTGACAACCAATCAAAATCATGAAATCTATATTGTTCATTCATTTTACCTGTCAATTCAGGGTCATTTAATGGGTCACGAACTAAAAATGTCGGGTCATCAATAACAATACCATGACTATATCCTAATGTGAAATCTTCACTAATTAAATTATCAATTCCCCTTTCTGTAAAATTTACCCAATCTTCCATTATTGAATGTAAAAAAACATCTCCCAAATTTTTAGCATTTCTTATTTTAAAACCTATTTTATTTTTTGATACAGTACTTATATACCACGTATTATTTGTATTAACATAATAAATATAATTACGTTCATTTCCTTTTGACGAAAATATACTCCATCCTAAATCTGAAGGTTTAGACATTTTAAGTTTTCCAATTTTAACATAATCAGTAGGGTTTTCTATATTTCTTTTTTGCAATGATGCAATTATAATATGCATTACATTGATAACTGTATCAGGAGTTCCTTTAGGAGTATCCCACCTAGATGTAGTTATTATTTCTTTAATAAGACGTTTTAGAATTGATTTTTTCATCATTACTTAATTACTTCAAATTCATCTCTTGTTAAAGACACATAACCGTATTTACCAAGATTTACGATATATCTTAATTGATGAGATGTTAATGGTTGAGGTACATTTTTTTTACCCGTTGGACCAACAATTCTAAAATTCTTTGGACTTATAGCACCAACATTAAATCCTACAACAAGTTCTTTCACAAATCCTTCAGTACCAGCAGGAATTTTTATTCTGATTACTTTATCTGAATAATACTTTCTTTTAATCATAGTAGAGGGGACTTTAATACGAGTTCCCATTTTTGGAGAACTTGGGTCAATATTAAGAGGTACATGCTTTAATAATCCTCTCTGAGCTGAACGAACTCCTCTTACTCCTCCGATACCCTTTATTTTTTCATACTTCCCATATCGTCCTTCATTAAAATATTCTCTTATAATCTCTTTTATAAGTCCTTTTAATTGTGATGTTCTCATAAACATAAATATTGATAAATTCTTTATAACAAACAAAAAACCCCAGCCTCATGACTGGGGTTTAAAATTAAATGAAAGTAATTTGTTTTAATTCGGTAAGTATAATTAATACTGTAAAATAGCGTAATCGTAACTAACTGTAATAGTAATTGATAATGGGTCACCCGTATTAGTCCAATCAACTGCTTGAAAATTGCCATCAGAAACCCAAGCACCAACCATCGTCCATTCTTCCACCTTGTCACCTACAGGACCAAGGACGTTTACGGTAA